AAGTTTAACAGAAAGGTTAGTACCACATATACGGAAAGTTTAAGGTATACGGTATCTAACTCGAACAAAGATGTTACAAAAGAAGATTTATTTCTTAGTTCAGACATAAATCCGTTACAAACACCTAATTTTGTTACAACAGATTCAGACATATCAAAAGCATATTGGTTATTAAATACGATACCAACTAAGTCGATGACTGACATTTACGAAGGTGAGGATTCGCTTAAACAAAACTACTTCGCAAGATTTTTAGGTGGGGACATAAAAGAGGTCTCTAATGTACAATTATTGAAGTGGGGGTCTATGTGGTATAGATATACACATCAACTCGAAACTAATGAAGATATCTTAGATAATGTTTGGGGTGATTTAGACATTAGTGGGTATAGTCAAAACCTATATGATATTAAAGGAAATAGTAACGGAGTTAGTACCTTTTTTAATTACGACATAACAAGTAAGAATATCTCTTTAGGGTTTTACCCTGAATTGATAATTGACAAACTTAACAGGGTTATTAATGATGTTGAATTTGAGGTTGGGGGAATACAAGGGTATATTGATTCGGGTAAACTAGTTATTAAAAAAATAGGAAACATTGTAACAACAGATTCTAGTCAAAGTATTGATTTGTATAGGTGTTATTATATAACAGAGGAAGGGATTATTAGATTACCTTCATACTCAGGGCCTATCACCCCTATTAGTGAAAATAAAATACCTGTGTTGGTTAACCGTTCAGTGTCAGAAGATTGGGACGGTCAGTTTGATAAAGGTGTGTTTAAAGATTTACCATTCTCAACAGTAAGTAGACCAAAAACAGATGAGTATGTCATTAACAGTGAGGGTACATTGTCATTGTCTTATGGTCATATTGAAAGTTTAGTGTCGTTGTTTAGTTATGAAACGTTAGAAAAGTTTAAAACAATGTTTATGGACTTTGCTAAGAAAAAATCAGACAACAATGTGGGGTCTTATGAGAATTTCTACTATGAGTTATTAAAGTCGGATACCGAGTTAGAGGAGTCATTTGTAAAAAACAACATAGAAAACATTTCAAAAAATAAGGGTTTAATTGATGTTATTAAAATATCGTTTGATAAAGCAATAGATGTAAAACTTTCGGTATTATCATCATATGTTGATAGTTTTGTAAAAGAACCGATTAAGTTTGCTGAGTTTAAAACAATCGCAATGGACGACAATTTATTCTTTAAGATAAATGGGTCTGTTAGTCGTGATGATGTTAATGACATAAGAAAAAGTTTTTTCGAGTTATCGGACATCGCACCTACAGAACAAAACTTCAAGGACTTTAAGGGTATTATTAATGTATGGGCGGAATGGAAGTTATCGAACACAGGTGGTGATATAGATGGGTTTAAGAGTTCTTTATTACCTACATTGACAGGTTTCATAGGTAAAATAGACGGGTATATTGACAATATATTCAAAAACTTTAGTGAGTTAATAAATGCCGAGGACGGTAACAGTGCATTGGAAAAAAGTGCTAGTGATATCTCAGGGGTTGAGTTACAGAAAATTACTTACCGTATATTAAAGAATATTAATGATACATGGATTGGTGGGTTCGATTGGGATAAAGCTAACTTAGCTAAGTTATTTAAATATCTTAATTACCTTAACGAACCAATAGGTGATAAGTTCCTTATGGATGTTAGAGTATTGAATAAATATTTTAATGAGTCAAATAAGGGAAAACCTATCGCGTCATTTATATCGATGATATTAAAAGATAATGCGTTATCAGAACCAATGTCATTTGCATCAAATGTGAATTTCTACGGTAATTTAACTAACGCGGCTGAAAATATTAAAGACGCACAGAAATTAGCCAATGATGTGTTTGGTACACATACAACGGTTAATAAAAACGGATTACCTGGTTTTGTTGTGTTCTTTAGGTCAAACGAGTCCGAGTACTTAAACATTAAAAAACCAAACTTCAAATACGGTAGTGACGGTTTTGACATTGCGGTTAAGAATCCAATATCGGATAAACCCACAGATGTAAAACAATTGAGAGAAGGTAATCGTGGAGTTGCGTTTAATGTTGACTTTGGAATTCAAAACCAAAATATGTTTACCGATTTTAGTATTGAATCTTATGATGGGGTTAAATCGGGAGAAGAACTTATTGTTACTGAGAACATTGCCAATATGAGAAAAGGGACCACTGCGTCTTCTATTTCTACAAACTTATTGGATGTTATGAAAACGAGAGTTTATCAGTGTTCTATAAAAATGATGGGTAATGCGATGATACAACCGTTTATGTATTTCAACTTAAGATATATACCGATATATTCCGGAACTTATTTTATTCTATCTGTCGAACATACACTTTCACCAGATTCAGGAATGATTACGACGTTTAAGGGTGTGAGAATATCTAAGGCTAGTGTTTCTAACATCGATAAAGGGATGGTAAAAGCACGAAGAAATTTATTAGACAATTTAATCGAAAAATTAGTAACTAAGAAAAGGGCTACCGAACTTACAAAACCTAATGTCTATGGTGGTGATACTGAAAATCAAGGAAATACGGGTGTTAAACAAACTGCGGACGTTGGTTGTGTTGTTTCAAAGTATTGGACTAATAACGGTAAGAATCCAATACCTAAGTATGACATACCAAACAGTCCTACGAGATTGACTGATTTAGAACTTAAAGGATTAATAGAGACGGCTGCTAGTCAGTTACCTAATTATAGTGATACGGTTAAGAATGGATTAATGGCAATGACATTTACGGTCTCTAAGAGAGAACAGGGTAGAGGTAATGGTGTAAGGTTCTTATACGATAACCCATTCGGATTACACTTAGACGGTGGTGGTCAGAGTACCTTTAGAGAGGAAATTAAAGGGTATTTCTGTCCTTCGACTAGTGATGGATATGTTAGGTCTACGGCAATATTCCATGATGTAAGTAAAGAAGAAAAGGTTGAAGATGGTATTGTAAGAGCATATAAAGCATTTATGAAGTCAATGAAGAAACGTGGGGAAACTTATTACGGAGCGAATCATTGGGAAAGTGAGAATTCCGCAAACCCTGAATATTTAGCTAGTTTATGGGCGTTCTATTGGAATACTAGTTACAAAGCGATTAAAGATGAAGGGGATACGAAAGGTAACTTAATAAGTGAGTATGACAATGGTAAGGTATCGTATAAGAATGGTACTAACAAAGACTATTCAGATGAGTTTGATACCTTTACTAAGTACAACGCTACTTTTAATAAACTATAAAACCTGATATTTTAATATTTGGTTATATTTATATATAAACACATTATTATGGAAAATAATAAATTACAAAACGCATTAAATCAGTTTTTAGGTAGAAACGTTGTTGTTGAAGACAAAGGTGACTATCAAGAAGTATGTGATTTACAAACAGGTGACTGTTACACTATCAGAACAAAAGACGGTTTAATCGAGAGACAAACAAGATTAGATAAAAAATTTATAACTGAGGACGGTAGAACGTTACTTAGAGGGTAATATTATATATTATGAAAAAAACACAAGAAGAGCTTCTTAATGAGGAGTTAAGTAGGTTTATGTCTATCAACAAATATGTTGGTACTATTAACGAACAAGAGTTAGGTGGTGAAGAGGAGGTGTCTACTGAATTACCAACAGGGTTGGATACAGAGACTCCTGAATTAGAGGACGAGGTTGAAACAGAAGATGAAGTATCAACTGAAGAACCAGGTGGTGGTTTGGATGATGCGTTATCGACTACTGAGGAATTACCTATGGGTGATGAAGAGGAGTTAGAAACAACAGAAAATTCAGATACTGAAGAAGTAGATGTTACTGATTTAGTTGACGGACAAAAAGAATTAGAGGAAAAATTTAAATCAACGGAAGAAAAGATTAGTCAATCGGTTGAAAAAGTTGATGGAGTATTTTCTAAGTTAGATGACTTAGAACATAAAATGGGTGAATTGGATAAATTGTATAGTGCAATTGGTGACTTAGGTGATAAAATTGAGAAATCAATGCCAAAAACACCTGAACAAAAATTAGAATTACGTTCATTAGATTCTTATCCTTACAATCAGAAATTAACAGATTTCTTTGATGATAAGGAAGTTGAAATGGATGTGACAGGTAAGGATGATTATGTATTAACATCTGATGACGTTAAAAATATGTCAGAAAAAGATGTTAAGGATTCATTCGTAGCACCTGATGAGGTTGAGGAAAACGACTAAGAAAAAAACAATCTAAATATTAAAAGGGGTACGAAAGTATCCCTTTTTTTTATTCTTTATATATTTATTAGTATGGATATTAGAGAAACTATTAAAGAGGATTTAGCCGTTTGGTTCGGGACTAAGAAAAAGCCGAAAGGAAGTAAACAACCAAAAGGTCCTTGGGTTAATATTTGTAAAAAGAAAAAGGGAGGTGGACATCCACCTTGCGGTCGTTCAGATGATGACGGTGATGGGAAAAAAGATGGTGCTTATCCTAAATGTAGAGCAGTCCATGTCGCATCCAAAATGTCAGATGATGCCAAAAAAAAGGCATGTGGACAAAAAAGAAGGGCTGAAAAGAAAACCCCTAAAACGGGTAAGGGTAATAAACCTACAATGGTATCCAACAAAAACTTAAAAGAAAATATGTCAAAGACAGTTAAAATCACAGAAAGAGAACTATACACTATAGTTGAAAATGTTATAAAAGAACAAAAAGAAAAATTATCAAAGTTTGATTCGGTATCGGATATTGCTGAATGGTCTAAAATAGTCTCACAATTTTCAGGTGACGATTTTAGGTTTGTAGAATATAAAAGATTTAGAGCAGCGACTGATAGTGATGGTGAGTATTTAGCTCATTGGGACCATAAATTAGGAATGGGGTTCTTTGATGAAATGGATTTAATCCCTGAAGATAGTTTAGAAGGGTTAGGTATTGTTAAAGACGATAAAGAGTATGAGTTTTTTGGCGATTTAAATGAGACCGACTTACTTGAAGGTAAGAAAAAAAGTAAAAGTAAAAAATCTAAAAACACTTTATGTGTGAGAGGTAAGTCAGCTGCTAAGGCTAAGTTTGACGTTTACCCGTCAGCATATGCTAACGGATATGCGGTACAGGTCTGTAAAGGTACTATAAAAGGTTTAGACGGTAAAAAAAGGTGTTCAGGTAAATATTGTAAGGGTAAAAAGTAATAAACTATTATTCGTTTATTTTTAATATTGAAAGGGTTATATTTATAGATATAATCCTTTTTTTTTTATGTCATTTTATTATAAATTTGGTACTGTTGAAACTACAACCCCTTGGAATAGACCTACATTGGAGGTGTTTAATGAGTGGTGGGAAGAATTCAAAACATTTGAAGGTGTTTCTGATTATGATTTCTATCTGTCAGGTAGTTTTCTAACTTTAAGTGATACTGATAATACATGGGACGTAGATGTTATAGTAACAGGTCCGATTAAAAATTTTGTAAATTTAAGTGATATTTTAAAACACGGTAGGTCAATAGGGTTTCAGAAAAAAATCTTTATAGACCTTTTCTATTACGACTCAATAGAGTTTTGTTACGGTGAAATTAGTGAGGAAAATATTAAGTACTACCTTAAAGGTTTTTTACTTGGGCAAGAACTTAAGATTGTTGATGGTAAAACTGAGGTCGATAAAAATCTTCATAGTACTTTAACTCCGGGTAAACAATATGGTTCCGATGTGGGATTTGTTTACACAAAACAACCAAAAGTCAAACAGTTAAACAATAAGGAAAAATATCACCCTACAAACCGAGCAAAAAAACTAAATTAAACTTCTCTACGTTCAACATATTAGTTGACTTATTAATAATAATGTGTATCTTTACATTGGGTTAGATAACCAAACACGAGAACGGGTTATAACCGAACAATAAATTATTAATAACAAAAAAAGTAAACATGTCAAACATTTTAGACGCGGTTCTACAACAGTACGAATCAAACAAAATCGAGCCAAAATCAAACTCGAACAGAATGTCTCAAGACGAGAGACTTAAAAAGTATTTCACCACTATCTTACAGAAAGGTGAAAGAGAAGGTCAAAAAAGAGTACGTATCCTACCTACTGCAGATGGTACGTCACCATTCAAAGAAGTATGGTTCCACGAATGTCAAGTTGGTGGTAGATGGATGAAAATCTATGACCCAGGAAAGAACGAAGGTAAACGTTCACCATTAAATGAAGTTAACGAAGCGCTTATGATGACGGGTTCTGAGCAAGACAAAGTCTTGGCAAGACAGTACAAGTCACGTAAATTCTATATCGTTAAAGTAATCGACCAAGACAAGCCTGAAGATGGTGTTAAGTTTTGGAGATTCAAACACAACTACAAAGGTGATGGTATCTTAGACAAGATTATTCCAATTTGGAAAAACAAAGGAGACGTAACTGACCCAGCGATTGGTAGAGATTTAATCCTTTCACTTTCATTAGTAAAAGCACCAAACGGAAAAGAATATACTAACGTTGCGTCAATCATGTATGATGACCCAACACCTATTTCTACAGACGCGGCACAACAATCAGAGTGGACCGATAACGTTATGACGTGGGAAGATGTATACGCTAAGAAACCTGAAGAATATTTAGAGGCTATCGCTCAAGGTCACGAACCAAGATGGAGTTCAGATGCTGGTAAGTACGTATATGGAGACGGTGAGAACATCGTAGAAATTTCAGGAGGTACGTCTACAACCACAAAGGTTGAGACTACACCAACACAGGTAAAGATAGAAGATACTCAAGCGAACGCTAAGGTAGACGAAGACTTACCATTTTAATAAACACTAATCATATGGTACCGACATCCGTGTCGGTACCATATTATCACACAAACAAATATGGCATTAAAGAAAAAAGACTTTAGTAGTATTAAATCAAAATTCTCAAAACAGGCGAAGTTCAAGGCTGATAAGTTTTTTGATTTAGGACCATCCTTTTTAGATGCGACAGGATTACCAGGACCTGCTATGGGACACATCAATATGATGTTAGGACATTCAGATACAGGTAAGACGACGGCATTGGTAAAGTCAGCAGTAGACGCTCAGAAGAAGGGTATATTACCTGTGTTTGTAATTACTGAACAGAAATGGGATTTTCCACACGCAAAGTTGATGGGATTAGAAATTGAAGAGGTAGTTGATGAAGAAACAGGGGAAATTGAATATGATGGGTTTTTCTTATTCAATAACCACTTTGAGTATATTGAGCAAATTACAGATTATATCAATGAACTGTTAGATGCTCAAGCTAAAGGTGACTTACCATATGACTTACTTTTCCTTTGGGATTCAGTGGGTTCAGTACCATGTAAAATGACTTATGATGGTAAGGGTGGTAAACAACACAATGCTTCGGTATTGTCGGATAAAATTGGAATGGGTCTTAATCAAAGAATCTCAGGTTCTAGAAGAACAGATAGACCTCACACCAATACATTATTAGTGGTAAATCAACCATGGGTTGAGTTACCAGATAACCCATTTGGGCAACCAAAGATTAAAGCTAAGGGAGGGGAATCGTTATGGTTAAACTCAACATTAGTATTTTTATTTGGTAATCAAAAAGGTGCTGGAACAACTAAAATTTCAGCGGTTAAAGACAAAAGAAAGATAAGATTCGCGACAAGAACTAAAATCTCTATTATGAAAAACCACGTAAATGGTATGGGGTATGAAGATGGTAGAATTTTAGTAACCGCTCACGGTTTCTTACCTGGTAAGGACTCAGTGGAAGAGAAAAAATCTTTAGAGAAATACAAAGCAGATAACGCTCCTTATTGGAAGACGATGTTGGGTATTGAAGGAGAATTTGGACTTTCGGTGGACGGAGAGTAGAGAGAGTAAAAAGTATATATGGTTTAACCTTTCAAGGTATATAAATGAAAAACACGTTAGTAGTTGACGGAGACAACTTATTTAGAATAGGATTTTACGGAGTAAAGAACTTTTACACTAAAGGAAAGCATGTTGGAGCTATATACCATTTCTTAAATACGATTAAGAGACATATTCAGGCCCATAATTATAACAAGATAGTAGTATTTTGGGATGGGTCTGAAAACTCTTCGTTTAGGAAAAAACTATTCTTACATTATAAAGATAATCGTAAGAGTAGAAACTTATCAGAAGAACAACAAGAGTCTTATAACTTCCAAAGACAGAGAGTAAAACAATATTTAGAAGAATTATTTGTACGACAATCAGAATTTAATGTTTGTGAGGCAGATGATAATATTGCGTTTTATTGTCAAAATTCAGAAAACGAAACAAAGGTTATTTTCTCATCAGACAAAGACCTTACACAACTTATTAGTGACGATGTCAAAGTTTTTTCACCTACAAATTCATATATGTATGAATTGGGTGATAAGATTGAATTGAATAAAGTTGACATACCGACATATAACGTTGCACTTACAAAGATTTTTGTTGGAGATAAGAGTGATAATATTGATGGTATTCAGATGTTAGGTGAGAAGACATTCGTTAAACTATTCCCAAAAGTGTTAGACGAAGAGGTTAGTGTCGAGAACATTATTGAACAGGCGGAACGCATATTTTCTGACGATAAGAATAATAGGATAATAAACAACATTCTTACGGGTAAGACCAAGAGAGGTGTGTTTGGTGAAGAATTTTTAAATATTAACAAACAAATCGTTGATTTAAGCGTACCTTTGTTGACCGACGAGGCAAAAAATGATATACTTGAATTAGTGAACGAACCATTAGACCCGACAGGTAGGGGATGGCAGAACTTAATTAAAATGATGCACGAAGACGGGTTATTTCAGTTCTTACCTAAACGTGACGATGGTTGGACAGAGTTTTTCACGCCACTCTTAAAATTGGCGAGAACAGAGAAAGAAACATTTAGTAAAACAAACAAAAGAAGAAGACATGAAAGAAAAAAACGATAACTCAACAAAATTTGAGTTTCTATTAAAATTGAATGACAATATTGTATGTCAAAGATATTTTAATGTCAAAGGATTCAATTCTAAAACGTTAAAATCGTTAGAACTTCACAATGAAGTTGCCGATGTAGTCAATGAATTAAAAGAAACATTGAAGTACAAAACTAGTGACTATATGGCGGAAAACTACCACTTATTTTTAGATGGTGGTGACTTAGAAAAAGGGAATACTCAGAACGATTATTTCACTATTTCGATACGTAAGGACGATAGAGATGTAATTACTCGTTACTTTGAAGGTTCAATCTACCCACCTAAAGTTAGGTACACGGTAGACATCAGACCAACACTAAGAAGAATCTTAAAAAATTTCACCGACACATTGTCAGGAAAAAACGCAACAACAAACTATCTAACTTACAAACTTCAGTAGTATTTATTTTAGGGTAGTTAATTAAACGAGTATATATGAAGGATAAAAATTTTGGATATTTAGGTCATAGTTTTCAGATATCTTTACTAAATAATTTAGTGGAAGATAAGAGATTTGCTACGAGCATCATTGATGTGATAGACCCAAAATATTTTGACAATCAATATTTTAAATTGATAGGTCAAATGGTGAAAGAGTACCACAGAAAATATGAAACTTCACCTTCATATGACGCACTTGAACAAATCGCGAGATTAGAGGTAACACAAGAAATGGCACAGAGAAATGTCATGGATATGATTAAGCAAGTCAAAACTCACGAATCCAAAGACCCATTATTCATTCAGGATAAGGCTACTAAATTCTGTAAACAACAGGAGTTGGGTAAAGCTATGGTTAAGGTTAAAGAAATAATGGACAAAGGGGACTTTGAAAATTACGAAAAGGCTGAAGGATATATTAGAGAAGCGTTACAAGTTGGTGAGAAAGATTTAGGAACACAAGACGTATTCGACCACTTAAGTACTGTTTTAGAAGATGACTATCGACATCCGATACCTATGGGTATTGAGGGGTTAGATAATCTCTTAAATGGTGGTTTGGCGAAAGGAGAGCTTGGAGTGATATTAGCACCGACAGGTGTTGGTAAAACAACCATACTTAGTAAAATTGCGAACTCCGCGTATAATTTAGGATATAATGTTCTTCAAATATTCTTTGAAGATAATC